GTGAGTTTAGTAATTCAAGAACAGCGCACGATCGCCAAACAGGTTCGCGTCAAGCTGCGTGCAAATCACGTCACGCAACGAGAGCTGGCGGACTCTGTCGGAATGAGCGAACAGGCGTTGTCGAACAAGCTTCGCGGCCTGAAGAATTTCACGTTGCGTGATGTGTCGCGTATAGCCGACTTCTTCGACATCTCCACCGATTTCGTGCTCGGCCGCGCGCCCTCGGAGGTGAACCAATGAGCGTTTTCAACCCGGAATGCACCAGCAATTACTTCCAGGTGCAGGACATCGACCCGTCGGAATGCACCGGCGGCAATCCCTACCGCTTTGCCTGCCGCATCAAGGTGGCCGGAAGCACGTTCGGGTTCGATGGCTTGGACATGGGCGACCTTCAGGCGATGAAGGGCGCGATCAACCAGGCGATGACGCACGCGCGTCGAGCTCGCCGTGAATGGGAAGGAGCCCAGGAATGAGCGTCACAGTCAAACGTGTGGACAGGAAAAGCAGTCAGCGTTTTTACGAGCTGATCATTGAGACGGCAGAAGTCACCGTGCGCGTCCCGTTCAACGGCTACGAGCTTGACGATCTTGAGAAACAGATCGACCGCTGCTTCAACGAGGAGGATTGACCGTGAAACGTTTCATCAAGTTCGTTCTTCTGATTCTGCTCAGCCCGTTCGTGGTCCTCATGCTCGGGCTTGTCCTCGCCATTGTCCGGGCTGGTGATTTCCTCACCGACGACGACTGACGGCACCCGATAACTTCATAGCCCTTGACCCAGCCGAAGGTCGGTTGCTGGTGAGGCGTGATAAAGCACCCGGCCGCGCCTTGCCCAGCGCGTTACAAACACGCCCGGAATGCCGGGCGGTTACCACGGCCCCAGCGGGGAGCTATGCGGGTGTACACAGATCGCTTCACGGCGTCTTGTTCGGGCGCAACTGGGGACCATCGCCGGCATGCGTGCCGGGCTGTGAGGTGAGACCTTGCGCGCGGCTTCGGCCGCTGACCTATGCGACGGCGCGGCTCCGTTACGAAGAAGCAACCTTGCATGGCGAACCCTAACCCGGAAAACACTTGAGCAATCTTGTGTTTTCCTGGCTGGGTTCCCCGCTCTAACGCCCACCACCCGAAGGGCACATCATCCACAATTCTATCCACTTATCCACAGTTCTTATCAATATGAAACGAGGTTCGAGACATGGGTTATTCGGTCGATTACAAGCCAACACGCAGACGTGCCAAGAGGACGGTGCCGAAGAACAAGGCCCAGCGCACGAAGGACATCAAGAACGCCATTCGATGGAATATCAGGCAATTGGAGCATGACACTGTTGGAGCGGACACCATTGCGCGTTCCCTTGCCATCAGTATGCTTAGACTGAACAAGATCGCGCCGACGGCCGACCCTAGCGGCGACCATGTGATGCAGCAGCTTATCAGCGACGGCATCTTGGGCAAGCCCGAGAGGCGCGGAAGTGTGCAGATGTTCGACCGTGCCGAGTTGTTGACATCGCTCAAGGCTTGGATTGGTCTGCTGTGAACCCGCGCGCGAAACTGACCACTGAACAGGCTGCTATCTATCTTGGCGTCTCCCCTCGGACGATGGAGCGTATGAGGGCCGATAATCGCGGGCCGGAATGGTTTAAGGCGGGCGACGCCATCAACTCCCCGTGCTTGTATGAGCTGGCCGATCTCGACATGTGGGTGCGGGCTAGGAAGCGTGGCAGGTGATGACGCGCAGGCAGACCATCGACCCGCTTGTGCGTGCCAAGGTGATCGAGACGTGGGGCAACGCTTGTTGGCTCAGGCTGCCGGGTTGCACCGGTGTGGGCGAGGAAGACGACCACATAGTGCCTTACTCGCATGGCGGCATGGACACCGTGGCGAACATACGACGCGCGTGCAAGCATTGCAACGCCAGCCGCCAGGACCGCGTGCTTTACGGTTATGGGGCGCGCTTGCATATCGTGGTCACGCCGCCCGGTTCCTGCGACCGTGAGGCCGTGGAATGGGTGGAGGCTCACAGGCAGCAAGGCGACCCGGTTGTGTCGTGGCCGGCATTGGCCCGGGCCATGCGCCTACCGGAGTCGCCCAGCATGGCGCAGCGGCGGGCGGTTGCCATGGCGTGGTCCGCAGCCTATCGCCAGTTCGCCATAACGCAGGAGCCTATTGACGTGTGGCTGACCCGCACCACGCCAAGCAGCAAGCGACACCCTAGGATGCTTGACGAGTGGATAAGCCTTGACTACGACGTGAGGGTGATAGATCCCGGCTTCGAGGTGGAGTGGGAGCGGGCCGAGACCGAGCAGGCCAAGCGGTTGGTGCGCCAATGGTACGGCTTACACATCTCACAAGCTTTGGTGGACGCAAGGCAACGTGAACGCCGGGCCACGCTCGCACGCCTTGGGCTTCGCAGTGATCGCGTCACTGTGGCTTCAAGGCCGGAATGGTGAACCTGTTTTTTAAGCGAACGGCCGGCCAAAAGACCCCGCGCCCACTTTTTCACTCTCTCGAACCGGATAAAAAAAATCGGAAAACGGCGGAATACCAACGAAAACCAGCTATTAAGGAGGTTGGAAAAATGCAAATGACCTTGGATGGTTTCAATGATTATTATGGTCCCAACGAGGGCTTGCAGGAACAGGCCACCAAGGAGCTTATAGAGAGTTTCGTCGGTGATAGTAAGCTGGACCCTAACGCCAAGTACGTGTGCAAGACCATGATCAACATTGCCCGCAATTTCGACGCGCTGAACGTCAAAGGACGCGACACGAGCCGTGTCATGGCCCAGCTCTTGGCGTGGTACCAGGAATTGAAAACCGAGTTTCAGTCAAGGCAGGAAATCGACCCCGCTCTTGCCGGCCTGCTGGAAGAGGCACAGGCATGACGCCATTGCGCGGCGGCACCCAGCGAAACCCGGACCGCCGCACCGACGGCCATATAGTCGCCAAGTTCGCCCGGTTGCTTGGCACGCCTCTGCTGCCATGGCAACGGTTGGTGGCCGACGTGGCGGGTGAAATAGACCCGGACACAGGCACTTACTTCTATGACACGGTGATATTGAGCACACCGCGACAGTGTGGAAAAAGCACGCTTGTGGACGCGGTGGACACGCGCAACTCGCAGTGGGGACCAGATCGTTTCATCTATTATTTGGCGCAGACGGGCAAGGACGCGGGCGACCACTTCAAGAAATATCTGAAAACGCTCGGCAGCTCGCCGCTTGCCGCAATAACCACACGGCCGTATCTCGGCGCGGGCGACTTGCGCCAGCCGTTCGCCAATGGCAGCGTGATAATGCCAAAGAGCGTTACCAAGGTTGCGGGGCACGGCGTCCAAGGCGACAAAATCACGTTGGACGAGGCGTTTTCGTTGTCCGAGGAAACCGGCAACACCATTTTGGACGGCTTCATGCCGACCATGGCGACAAGGTTCAAAGCCACCGGCGTGCAACCGCAACTATGGATTACCAGTACAGAGGGCACTGCGGAATCGACGTTTTTCAACCGCCGCCTTGACGCTTGCAGGGCTGGCGAACAATCGCGCCGAACGTGTTGGTTCGACTTCGGTTTGCCGGCCGACGAAGACCCGGAGAATCTGGACAGCATCATGCGCTATCACCCAGCCGCCGGACTCTTGTGGGACAAGACGCAGTTGGCCGACTTCCGAGAACAGTTCCAGGGAAACCCGGCAGGTTGGGCGCGCGCGTTCGGCAACCGCAGGGACGAGGGCATAACGGACCGGGCGATAGACGAGGCGTTGTGGGCGGCGACGGTAACGGCACCGGTGGCCCCTACCGGTTTGGACGGCAGGCCGGTGGTATTCGGAGTCGCGGTGGACGTGGACGGCACCCATACCAGCGTTTCGGCCGGTATCGCCAACAATGACGGCACCATAACGGTGCAACTGTTGAGAATCTTGGACGGCACCGGGTACGCGCCGACCGAACTCAACCGGTTGTGTGAGAAATATGACGCTCCGGTGGTGATCGACGCGCGCGGCACCGCCGCCGATTTGTCCGACCGGTTGCACCATATGGCAGACTACGCGGGCGACCCGTTGTTGCGGTTCGTGGACATGGACGCGGCCGACTATCTGACAATCGGCCAGAGTTTCGTTGCAGGTCTGGCGAATAAGGCGGTTACTCACGCCGCCGACGCTGAGTTGGACGCCAGCGCCGCGAACTCGGCGCGCAAATGGGCCGGCGACGCATGGCGGGTGAGCCGCCGTGGCAGCACCGGCCTTACATCACCGTTGGAAAGCTGCATGTTGGCCGCCTGGGGAGCAGCCCACAGGCCGGAGGAAACGGGGCCACTGCAAATCTACTAGCCGTTTGGCGTTTGGCGTCGCATGGCGACACTATGCGGCGTTGGGCGGCGCGCTTGTGGCGGGTTTGGCGCTTGGCGGTGATACTTGGCCGCATGAACATTTGGGAGCGTGTGAGACTGGCGGGCCGCGCGCTGACGCGCGGCGCGGACGCTGGCGTGCCGGACGGCATCAAACCACCGGCACGCTTGGCTGACTGCGACCCGTTGAGCCTATCCACCGTGTTCCGTGGCGTGCAGGTGCTGCAAACCGCTATCACGGGTTTGCCTATCCATGAAATCAGGGGTGGTGTGAAGCTCGACACGGTTTCGTCCATCGTGCTTCAGCCGGACGTGAACCGGAGCCGCCGTGACTTTCTCGCGGACATGGTGGCAAGCATGGTGTTGGATGGAAACGCTTTCGTGCGTCTTGTGCGGTTCGGTGGCGAGGTGGTGTCGTGCGAGGTGCTGCCACCGTCGCTTGTGACCGTGAGCGACGATGGAACCGACCCCGCCTCTCCGAAACTCCGCTATTCCTATCTTGGGCATGATTACACGTCTGACCAGATCGTGCATTGCAAGTTTTTGAACGTGCCGGGCCGGTTGCGTGGGCTTGGGCCAATCTCGGCGGCACGTGAGGAGGTGGAGGCCGCGCAGATGGCCCGCACCTACAAGGCCAAGTTCTATAGCGACGGTAGCAACCTCAAGGGCTATTTGCAGACGGAGGAAAAGGTGACGCCGCAGGTGGCCAAGGACGCCAAGGAGGCGTGGAAAGCCACGGGTGAGGCCGGCGACGTGAAGGTGCTCGGCTCGAAACTCAAATACGTGCCCTTGGACATGAAACCGGCAGACTTGCAGTTTTTAGAGACACAGAAGTTCGACACCACTCAGATCGCGCGGCTTCTAGGCATCCCGGCAAGCATCATGCTTGCGGCCGTTGACGGCAGCAATCTCACCTACAGCAACATCGAACAGTCGTGGATTGAGTTTGCCGATTACACGTTGGCGGCTTATGCGGGCGAGATAGAGGAACTTTTCAACCGGTTGTTGCCGAGGGGCCGCACGGCCGCGTTCGACTGGGACAGCAGCCGGCGCGCCGACATGGCCGATCGGTTCAACGCCTACAAGACGGCGATAGAGGCCGGGTGGATGGACGTGAACGAGGTGCGCGCAAGGGAGGCGCTGCCGCCTCTCATCGCGGCACCGCAACCGGAACCACAGGAGCAGCCACAGGAACAGGAGACGCAGAATGAAGCATGAAATCGGGTTTAAGGGCGTGTGCCTACGCGCGGCCGAAGAGGGCGACGGGCGCACGTTGGAGGGTGTGGCCGTGCCCTACGGCAGCGTCATCAGCACATGGGACGGTGCCGAGACATTCGACGCCGATTGTGTTTTCGACGACACGGACACGGCGAAGCTCTGCTATCAGCACGGTGAGCTTATCGGCCGTATCCTCGACGCGGAGCCACAAGACGATGGCTTGCATATCACGGCGCATATCAGCGACACGCAGCGCGGCCGGGACGTGGTGGCCCTGTTGCGCGACGGCGCGCTGGACTCGCTCAGCGTCGGCTTCATGCCGATTGACGACGAGGTGGACAAGCAGGGCGTTACCCACCGCAGGCGCGTCCGATTGTTGGAGGTTTCGGTGGTGTCGTGGCCGGCCTACGAGGCCGCGAAGATCACTTCGCAGCGCAGCAGCGAAATTACCCACGAAAGTATGAGGGAAACCGGAAATCAGAAAGGAAACGAAATGGACCTCAACGAAATCAACGACAAGCTGAACGGCATCATGGACGAACAGCGCAGCATGAAAGCCGCCATTGCCAGGAACACCGACAGTGAGCCGGCCAAGGTCATGGGCGCTGAGTATCGCACGGCCGGCGACTATCTTCAAGCGCTCTACCGTGGCGACGAAGCGGCAGTGCAGCTCATGCACGAGTGCCGCGACCTCATCGCCACCGGCGACACTGGCAACAAGGTGGCATGGATTAGGGATGATTTGCGACTGATCGAGCAGCGCCGCAAGGTGACCAATATCCTCACCCACGACACGCTGCCGGACAAGGGCATGACGATGGAATACAACGTGGTGGCGTCCGACACCGCCACGGTGAACAAGCAGGAGAACGAGGGCGACGCGTTGCAGTTCGGCAAGGTCACGTTCGGCACCAAGAGCGCAAGCATCGATACCTACGGTGGCTACACTTCTTTGAGCCGCCAGACCATCGAGCGCAGCACCACGCCCATGCTCAACACCGCTCTTGCCGCGTTGCGCAACGCCTACGCCAAGGCCACCGAAAACAAGGTGCGTTCGTTCCTGTATGACACCATCGCATCGCAGCGCGACGCCGTGACGGGCGCGAACAAGATCGACGCGCCCGCGACGCTGGCGGCAATGACCATCGACCAGTGGGCCATGCTGATCATGGACGCGGCGGAACTGGCCGACGACCGCAACGTGAGCCTTACCCGTCTCGGTGTCTCCAAGGACGTCATGGCCGCGCTTATCAAGCTCAAGGACACCGGCAGCCGCTTCTTCGATTTGAGCGGTGACGGCTCCGACACGTTGGGTGACTTCGACCTCACCGGCATCGCGGGCAAGTTCCTACGAGTCCCGGTGCAGATGCTGCCCAAGGCCCCGGCCGGCACCGCGTGCTTCATCGACCCCGAGGCCGTGACCGTTTGGGAGTCGGGCGGCCCGACCCAACTCTCCGACGGCGACCCGACCAAACTCACCGAAAACTATTCGGTCTACGGCTACATGGCCGTGGCGGCCACGCACCCGCTCGGACTCATCCCCGTCAAGTTCGCCGCAACGTCGGAAAGCCAGTGACATGACCAACAACTGGACGGCCTACGAGCAGCCGGTGAGGGACGAAATCAACGTGCCCTACGGCGACGACGAGCGCGTGCGCCGCGCCATTCAAGCGGCCATCGGCTACGTCAACGGCGCGTTGGGAGGCCAAACAGTGGGACAGGAGGTCATGACGGACTGCGTGACCTCCTGCGCCGCCGACCTCTACAACAGCCGCGACGCCAGACTTGGCGTCATGAGCGTGGGCGACGGCACGCTGGAACCGTTCAGGGTCAGCAGCGACCCGTTGCGCTCGGTGTGGCCGAAACTCAACGCGGCCGGCATCCTGACCGGGAGCGTGGTGATCGCATGAGCAGCCAAGTAACACGAGAGCGCGAAGCCCTTATGGACATGCTGACGGACGCCATGGGCGACCTCGCTTGCGTCGTCACCATCGACGCGCAGGACGCCCGCCCGTTGCCAGGCAAAATAGCGGTGCTGATAGACCCGCCGGAACTCACGTTCGAGGGCTGGCATATGCAAACCATCACTTGGACGGTGAACCTCATAGCCGGCACCATGGCCACGCAGACGCTCGCCTTGGACCTGTTGACCGACGGCGTGCAACGCTTGCACGACCGCCAAGTGAACTTGCGGGACGCGAAACCCAGCACGTTCAACCTGACCGGAGTGGGCAGCCTGGCCGCCTACACCATAACCCTCAATCCATTGGACTCATAGAAAGGACACAATCATGGCGACAAGAACCCTTGGACCGGGCAAGCTCACCATCACCGACACCGAAAGCGGGCGCGACTTCAGCGCCGAAGTCACCAAGGTGCAGTTGGTGGCGTCGAACAACACCGACGACCCAATCAATTTCCTTGACGGCTCGCAGGACACCAGCTCAAGCACCGATTGGACGCTTGAGGGAACCATCGTTGACAACTTCGACACGGACAACCTCGCCAACTGGTGCTTCGACCATGCCGGCCAGACGCTGCCGTTCGAGTGGGTGCCGAACAACAAGGGGGCGACCAAGTGGAACGGTAAGGTGAACATCTCGCCCGTGAGCATCGGCGGCGACGTGAAATCAAAGAACAGCAACGATTTCAGTTTCCCCGCGACCGAACTCGCGCACTCCGCCTACACGCCGTCCTCCGAGGTCTGAAATGGCAGCCAAAGCCGCATACGTGGTGGGGCAAAAACGTTTCGTTCAGACCATGCGCAAAGCAGGCGCGGACATGCAGGAACTCAAGGACGTGAACCGGCAGGCCGCGAACATCGCGTTGCCGGCCGTCCGGCAGCTCGCGCCGCGCGGCGAGTCGGGCAGGCTCGCCGGCTCCATTCGCGTGGGCGCGACACAGAAGGCCGGTGTCATCCGCGCCGGCCGCAAGTCCGTGCCCTACGCGGGCGTCATCAACTACGGGTGGCCGAAAAGGGGCATCAAACCCCGCCTGTTCGTCAACCAGGGCGTGGCCGGCACCGAGGGCGCGTGGCGGCGCGTCTACAAGCAGTTCATCGACAAAACCATGAGCCAGATCAAAGGAGCATAGAACATGAAGACCATCAGAATCACCCACACCAACGGCGACATCAACGAAGCACCGTTGACGCCGCGCGTCATCTGCGAGGCCGAGGAACACGCGCAGGCCCGGAAATGGGCCGCAGGCGACGCAAGCCGCATCAGGCAGGCGTACTACATGGCCTACCTCGCCGAAAAGTTCGCCAAGCTCACCACCGCCGACTATGACGCATGGCTCGACGGCGTGGACGTGGACGGCGTGGAGATCAAGGGCACGGAGACCGACGCGGGAAACCCTACGGACTGACGCCGTGGCCCGAAGAGTCCATGGGCAGACTCTCATGTCTACTGGCCCGCTATTTCGGCGGGACGCCGTGGGAGTGGCGAGAGAAAGCCACGGGCATGGACTGGGCCACAGCGATTGAAATCATCCAGACCGAAGCCGAGAAGATAGAGGAGGCGACGCATGGGACATAGCGCGATAATGTCCGTGAGAATCACTGGCAACAGCGACGACGCCGTGAAGGCGTTCCAGAAAGCCACCGCCAAAGCGTCCGCTTTCGGCAACTTCATGGGCGGCGCGGCCCTCAAGGGCGTTACCGCCCTTTGGGACAAGGTGAGTTCGTTCGGCAGCGCCGTGATGGACATGAGCGACAGCACCGACAAGTTCGTTTCGACGATGAACTTCGCCGGCATCGACACCGCCAACGTCGAAAAGGCAAGCAAGGCGGCGCGCGACTACGCGGACCGCACAGTATATGATCTGTCCACTATCCAGAACACCACGGCGCAGCTTGCCGCGAACGGCATCAAGGACTACACCGGCCTTACAGAGGCCGCCGGCAACCTGAACGCCGTGGCCGGCGGCAACGCCGACACCTTCGGCTCCGTGGCCATGGTGCTCACCCAGACGGCCGGCGCGGGCAAGCTTACGACGGAGAACTGGAACCAGTTGGCCGACGCCATCCCCGGCGCGTCCGGCAAGCTCCAGGAAGCCATGAAGGCCAACGGCGCGTACACGGGAAACTTCCGCGACGCCATGGAAAAAGGCGAAATCAGCGCCGACGAGTTCAACCAGGCGATCATGCAATTGGGCATGAGTGACGTGGCCAAGGAAGCCGCCAGCAGCACCAAGACCATGGAAGGCGCTCTAAGCAACTTGGAGGCATCAATCACCGGCGGACTCACCGACGCGTTCAACCTCATCAAACCGGCCGTGACGGGCGCGTTGACCGAAGCCGGAAACCAGATAAGCCAGTTCAGCCAGACCGCCACCAACGGCTTGCAACAGTTCATCCAAGGCATAAGCGACACCGGAGCGTTCCAAGCGCTCTCCAACATGGTGTCAAGCATCGGCAACGCGCTATCCGCGTTGGGCGGCGCGTTCGCCAGCATCGCCACGACGATAGCGCCCGGCTTACAAGGCCTATCCGACGCCGGCAGCATCGGCACCACGGTGGGCGATGCATTCAACGGCGCGGCCGGCATCATCCAGGCGCTGGCTGACAAGCTCACCCAGTTCGGCGATTGGGTGAACGCCAACGCGGAACCCATCAGCGGCGCTCTAATAGCCATCGGCGGAGGTTTCGCAGCGTTCAAGGTGGCAAGCGTCATCAGCGCCGTGGTATCCGCGTTGCAGGGCTTCAGCCTGGCGTCCACCGCCGCGTCAATCGGACAATGGGCGTTGAACGCGGCCATGAACGCCAACCCCGTGATGATACTGGTCACCGCCATCGGCGCGCTTGTGGCGGCGTTGGTGTGGTTCTTCACCCAGACCGAGACGGGCCGGCAGATATGGAGCCAGTTCACCGCGTTCCTGGGCAATTGCGTGAACAACATAATCGCGTTCTTCCAGTCGCTGCCGGGCCGTATCGGCGCGTTCTTCCAAAACGCGGCCGACGGCGCGAGGAACACGTGGAACAGCGTCGTTGATTGGTTCAAGGGCTTGCCCGGCCGTATCCTCGACGCCATCGGAAACGTGGGTTCGATATTGGTCAACGCAGGCGCAAGCATCATCAACGGCTTTTTGAATGGCCTTAAAAGTGCTTGGAACAATGTCACCGGCTGGATTAGCGGCATAGGCGATTGGATAGCCGATCACAAAGGCCCGATTAGCTACGACCGCAAGTTGCTGATACCACACGGCAAGGCCATCATGTCAGGTTTCGCCCAAGGTCTTGACGCTGGTTTCCATGGCAAAGTGAAATCAGCGATATCAGCCGTGAACACATCCTTGGCGAACACCGGCATACGGGCGACCATCACCAGCGCAAGAACGTCCGGCACCGTCTACAACACTTACGAAGTGCATATCGACGGAACCGTGGTGGACCCGGACGGCACCGCCAAGGCCATCGAAAAACTACTGAACGGCTACGCGAAACGAAGGGGCCGCGCATGAGACAGCCAACCATGTTCATCGACGCCGGCGACGGCTACGCCAACGTCACCGGCCACGACGGTGACACGGCCGGCCTCGCGGGCTTCACCATCGACTGGGGCACCGACAAGCTGAACGAACAGCCCGACCCCAACGTGCTCCACTTCCAGCTCATGGACCGCACCGGCGAACTGGCAGGCAACGCCACACGCCTCGCCGGCATGCCCGTGCTGATCCAACTATCCCGCATGCCGCTATGGCATGACCTCCGGCAGGAAACCGCATGGCAGGACCTGAAACCGACCACCACATGGGCCGGCTTCCACCAGCTCCACACACCCGACCCGGCCGAGGGACCGGACCCTACGGCACTCACCCTGTTCCTCGGCAACATCACCACGGGCGGCACCATCACCCAGCGCGCCAACGGCACCTACCTGCTCGACCTGTACGCCAACAGCCTCACCGTGCGACTGAAACGCACCACGCAGCAGGGACCCACCGACCCGGCGCTGCCCAACCTGCACTGGACCGGCGACGCGCGCGCCCGCGTGGACGAAATCGGCCGCAGAATCAACGGGCTCGGCTGCCCGCCGCTCGACCCCGACAGCATCGGCTACCTCAAGCAACACGCGCCCTACCCCGCGCCATACGACCTCGACAGCATGCCTGACCTGTCCACCGTGCTCCACAAACTCGCCGCATCGTTGCCGGACGTGGCCCTGTGGTACGAGACCCACCAGCACGGCTCGGAACACCTCGCGGCACGCTACGCGGGCGACAAGGCAAGCATCACCCTGCACGGCGACGGCACCCTGAGCGTGGAGGGCGCGGGCATGGAGCAGACGGCGCTCTACGCCTCGGACATCCGCATCAACGAAACCGACATGACCCTGCCCGACCCCGTGGCGCAGGTCACGTTGAAGACCCGCAAGGCCAAATGGGACGACAACGACCAGAAGGTGACGTTCGAGGACGCGGAGGTGACCGTCACCGACCGAGGCCGTTTGCCCCAGAATCTCACCGAAACCATCGAGGCCGTGACGTTCGAGACCGACGCGGTGAGCGTGGACGAAAGCGGCGGCCACTGGCCCGGCACCGTCTGGCAGCCAAGCGACGCGCAGCGCGACCAATGGGCCGACTGGCTCGCCACGCAGACCCTCAAGCCGATACCCGAAGCGCCGACCATCTCCAGCCGGGACATCGACCTCGACCTGTACGAACACACGTTGCAGCCGAGCGCGATCCTGCTGGCCTTCGCCTCCACCAGATACACGAAGCTCTTGGACGCGAACGGATCGCCTGTGACGGCGGGCGCATGGCTCGCCATCGGCGGCACCCTCTCGTTCGCATGGGACGGCGACGAGCCGGACCTCAGCAACGAGTTGACCATCATCCCATTGCCCATGATCCCCAGCGAACTGAGCACATGGGCCGACCTCGACCCCATCAACATCGCGTGGACCACACTGCAACCGTTCACGTGGGGCGAATTCGGACAGATCACATATTTCGAACAATAGGAAGGAAACCCATGGCAGACACCACACGCGCGGAGTTCAACCCCGCAGACATGCCCACCACGCCCAGGCACGGCATCAAATACCCAGGAGCCAACAACCTCGTGCGCTTCGCCTCCCAACAGTTCCAGGCCATGGCCGAAAGCATCGACGACAACATCGACCAGCTGCCCGACCAGATCACGGCCACGCTGACCGACGCGACCCGTCGCGCCGAAGCCGCCGCGACCAAGGCTGAACAGGCCGCGGCCAACGCGGGCCGCATGGGAGATGGGGCAGTGGCGGGCTTCGTCAACAAGACCGACAGCGCCACCCGCCAAGCCCTTGACCTGCACTACGTCAAGGTGTTCGAGTCCCCGCACATCGTCACCATCGGCGACAGCTACGCAAGCCCCACGGACGGCCGTAGCTGGGCCGTCCAGCTCGCCAACCTGCTCAACGCGACCCTGCACAACTACGCCATCGCGGGCACCGGCTACCTCACCACCGACGCCACGAAGAACTATCAGGCGCAGGCGGACAAGGCAGTGGCCGATAAATCCTACGACCACAACCGCGTCCAGTACGTCATCGTCGGCGGCAGCCGAAACGACATCGGCGACTACACGGCCCACCAGACCGCCATGGCCAGAATCTACGAGACCATGGCCACCAGCTTCCCCAACGCTCGAATCATCTTCGTGCCCATGCTCTGGGACTGGAAACCCGTGGGCGGCTATTGGAGGTCGAACGCCTCCGCGATCATGAGCGGCGTCATGTCTCATGCCCGCGCCGAAGCCATCCCCTACGCATGGACTTGGCTGCTGGGAATGCCGGAACGTTTCAGTGGGACCGATATCCACCCGGACGAAACCGGATCGCTCATCATCGCCCGCTACATCAAGTCGTATCTGGACGGACGCTATACCGGCCGCTACGTGTCACAGGTCGTCAAGGCCCCGAATAACACCGGGCTATGGGCATTGAGTATCACCGCATCAGGCGGGACCATCAGCTACAGCCTTGGAGTCGCCGACAGGGTAGCCCTCAGCAACGTGCAGTCATTCCACATCCCGTTGTGGGCAGCTGCATCGAACGACATGACCAACGACGGCTACCCAGGATGGTCCACAGCCATCACCAACAGCGGCAATCAGGCAGCGCTCTTCCACGTGGACCACATCAGCACACAGGACGCAGGCCAAAACCCGACGGCCTCCGCAGGCATCCAGCCGTTCACAGTGTCCAGCGGACAAACGCCAGCAGGACGCATGGGTTTGAGCTTCACCAGGGCATGGTGACACCGTGAGCGAAACACTGCTAGTCGCCGTCGTGGGTGGCGTCTGTTCCATCGGAGGCGCGGCGCTGGGGCTGATCGCCTCCACCACCAAAAACCAACTGGCGGCCCACAGGCTCGCCGCCCAGATGCAGGAAGACAACCAGCTGCTATGGCTCTGGAACCGGCAACTAGTAGACCACATTTATAAGCAAGACCCGCCGCCGCCACCGAATCCACCCGAAGGACTCTTCGACCACAACGACTGAGGAAAGGAGACAAACCATGAGCGTCATCAAGGAACGCATCGTGAACCAAGGCCACGGGGCACTCACCCCGTCCTACTTCTGCGTTCACTCCACGGCGAACCCCGGTGCCACCGCAGCCAACCATGCAAGCCTATGGTCACGCGACTACCCCTACGCCGTGCATCTCGTGTCCGACTGGACCGAAGCGCTGCACTGCGTGCCCTACGACCGACTGTGCTGGCAGGTCGGCAACGGCAACCGATACGTGGAGGGCTTGGAAATCTGCGAGGCCACCAACCAAGCGGACTTCCAACGCGGCATCGAGATAGCCGCGCAGGCCGTCCGCGAACGGCTCGCCGCGCACGGCTGGGGCATCGACCGGCTCATCTGCCACAACGAGGCCAGCGCCAGATGGGGCGGCAGCGACCACATAGACCCTATCCCCTACTTCGCCAAGTGGGGATACAGCTGGGAGCAATTCAAACAACTAATAGCCGAAGGAGAAACCGACATGGCAGCGAAAACCGACCCAATCAGCTACGGCGGCATGAACGTCACCGTGGAATATGCGTTGCAAGACCTCAACAACAAGATCACCGCACTCACCAACGCCATCAAGTCCCTGCCCACCGAAATCTGGTATGGCCAATCAAACGGAGACATCAAGCAGACCCCGCTCTACACGTTGCGCAACATCGAGTACGAACTGACCAAGACCGACAAGAAGGACACCAAGGAATGAGCAACACCACCAGCACCCCGGACCATGCCGCCAACACCGGATACACGCCCGTTTTCAACAACACCGTGCGCACCGTCGTCTACATCATCGGACTTGTTGCCGTGATCGTCGGTCTCGGCGTCTCCACGTTCGGCGACCCGGCAGTGGGCGACTACATCACCACGGCCGGCGGTTTGCTCGCCGCCGGCTTCGGCGTCGCCTACAACCCGCTACGTATGGCCGGAAAGTAGCCCAGTATGACGATGGTACACATACGATTACGCGCCCCGACCAACGGCGGCACCCGTGCCGGCGTCGGCATGGTCGTGTTCCAACCATCCGCCCGTCATACCGACGACGCAAGTGTGGTGTTGCCCGACACGTTCACCGTGGTGCTGGACGAAGAAGGCGAAGCCACCGTGGACATCCAGCCCACCGGTCCCGAATGGTGTTGGAAAACCGACGAGCAAGTGCCCTACGGGTCTATTCGTTGGTTCACCGTGCCCGACACGGCCGGCACGCTGGAATACGCGGAACTTACGGACGTGGACCCGCGCACGTTCAAACCGGGGAGCAGCCTCACCGCATGGCAGGCCGTCACCGGCGACATCAAAACCATGATCGACAGCATGCCCCGGTTCCTCACCGGGCACGGCTCCCCGACCATCGACGGCAAGCCGGGTGACATCTACCTCGACTTGGACACCATGGACCTCTACACCAACAACCAAGAAAGGAACTAAACATGGCATTCGGAAAAATCGGCAGTCTTCGCGGCGAACAGGGACCACAGGGCCCACGCGGACCCGAGGGACCGCAGGGGCCGAAGGGCGAAAGGGGCGATCCGGGCCCTGCCGGAGCCAGGGGCGAAACCGGCGCGCAAGGCCCAGCCGGAGCCAGGGGCGAAACCGGCGCGCAAGGCCCAGCGGGTCCGGCGGGTCCGGGCATCGTGTTCACCCAGGGTGCTCCCACCGGCAGCGGCGTGGCCGGCGCGATGTACGTGGACAAAACCACGTTCGATGTGTACGTGTGGAGAGCCGACTAATGGCCTACGACCGCATCGGCAATCTGAAAGGCAGCACGCCCGATGACACCAAGCTCCGCGCGTTGATTCTCGCGGTGTTGAAGACCGTCACATGGGCGCAACTGTCAGGCTGA